CGGACCTTTACACGCGATGAAACTATATCATTATTTAAAGTGCGGCTGTATACGCCGCCCAACCCTATATCAACCACCTACCAAGTTTCGAAGTGGCTTTAGAGATCCTAGGCCAATTCTCAGGAAGTTTTATGCACCACACGTCGTCCATGTAGATAGACGCATATACAAGCAAGCATTGGAGGAGACGCGATCTTATTTTAAAAATATATTTTATAATTTACGACCTTATCATTTTAATGATCGCCTGTCAGATCTTGACCTCCAAACATCTGCTGGTCTGTTTTTTAAACGTCTCGGCAAAAAGACCAAGCATGACGTCCTACATGATGAGAAAAGCCTACGACGTCTGAGGTACTCTGTCCATCGAATTAAGTCTGGCATGGACGTGGAGCCCGCTAAATACCAATCAGTAGTAACTGTGGCTGACTCAAAGTTTGATATTATTACAAATGTAACAAAGTCACGAGTCATTTGGGTTTACCCAATTGAAATTTGCGCCGCTGAAAATATGTTTTTCGCCGCTATCCGTGATTTGTTACCATCAGACTGGGTACCAACACCAGCCAAGTACCACAGTAGATTCTGTCAGCGTAATTCAGGTAGCGCTGATTTTTCCAATTTTGATTCTACTGTACCTGCATTTATCATACGCGACGCATTTCGTATTGTGCGTTCGTGGTTTGACTTTTCAACCTATGCAGGTGGTGCTATTCCTTATTCAAGGAGTTCACTCGAGCGGTTATGGGCTTTCATAGTGGATTATTTTATATATACACCACATGTGCTCCCGGACAGTACTGATGTTTGCCGAGTTAAACATCATGGTGTACCAAGTGGTAGCATGTTTACAAACATAATTGATACAATATGCAGTAGGCTAATAACTACCTACTTACATCGTAAACTAAATTGTAATGCCACCGTAACTACATACGGTGATGATGTACACTTCCGAGATTGCACTTGCCAGCCTTCGAAACTTGAGACCCTGGCAGACCATGACTTTAGTATGCGCCTCAAAATTGAGGCACCGAATGAACACGGATGCTTGACTTATTGTAAGGCAGAATGCCATAAGTCTAAGCCGTACCATGATGGCATTTGGTATAGAAACATCCTAAATACATGCCAGCAACGATATCTTGGAGCAACCGCCGAATGTCTCATGTACACGGAGCCCACTAGGATTCAACTGAGAGCACTCAGGTATACGGTAAGAGCCCATCCTCCTAACAAGACGAAGTGGTTTATAAAGTGGAG